CCTCCCAAGTAGTGCTTTCCCACAAGGCTCAGACCCATGGCTCGACCCCGTTCGAACTCTGCTGCGGCTGCGATAAAGGCGGCGGAGGATGCTGCGAAGGGTCCGCTGAAGTGCCCGAAGCATGTGCGTTTGCGGGATCAAGATCGGCCGTTTTGGGATGGAATCATGGCCTCGCGCACGCGCGACGAATGGGCCGAGGCTGACCTGGTAGTCGCGGCACAGTTGGCGCGGGTTCAACAGGACATCGAGGTAGAGTCCGCGGCACTTGAGGTCGAGGGAACGGTACTTGTAAACGCTCGCGGGACGCAGATCATGAACCCTCGCGCGACGGTCCTCGAGGCTTTGGCGCGCCGGGAAATGGCGTTCATGCGTACCCTGCGGATGGGTGGCCGGATCGCCGGCGATACGCGCGACGAGGCTGGCCGGCGTCAGGTTGCCAGCACGGCTCGCAAGGTGCAGCGCGAACTAGAGGAAGACGCTTTACTCGCGTGAAGGCGAAAAAGGTCGCCAAGATGACCCGCGGCGAGCGGGTCTGTGCGTTTATCGAGGGCTATTGCATCGTCCCTGAAGGCGACAAGATCGGCCGGCCGATGAAGCTCGAGCCGTTTCAGCGGCGCTTCGTCCTTGACGTCTATGACAACCCCTACGGGACGCATTCGGCTTACCTGAGCATCGCCCGGAAGAATGGCAAGACGGGTCTGATAGCTGCGTTGCTGCTGGCGCACATAGCGGGACCGGAAGCGGTCCAGAATTCGCAGATTGTCAGCGGCGCGCAGTCGAAGGAACAGGCGGCAGTCGTGTTCGAACTGGCGCACAAGATGGTTGACTTCTCGCCGAAGCTGACGATGGTCGTCAGGGTCCAGCCATCCGGGAAGCGGCTGATCGGGTTGCGGAAAAACGTCCTGTACCGGGCGCTCGCGGCGGAGGGCAAGACGGCGCACGGCCTGTCGCCGATCCTGGCGATTCTGGACGAAGTCGGGCAAGTGGTCGGGCCGACCGACAAGTTCGTGACCGCGATCACGACGGCGCAGGGCGCCTACAAGAATGCGCTCCTGATTGCCATTTCGACGCAGGCGCCAACGGACAATGACCTCTTTTCGACTTGGCTTGATGCACAGATTGCGGCGCCGGACCCGCGCGTTATTTCGCACCTTTACGCGGCGCCGGAGGACTGCGCCTTAGACGACCCGAAGGCGTGGGCGGCGGCGAACCCGGCGTTGGGCGCGTTCCGGTCGGTTGCCGACGTTGAGAAGGAAGCAAAGAAGGCGGTTGCGCTCGCGGCGACGGAACCGGAGTTCCGGAACCTGATCCTTAATCAGAGGGTCGAGGCGCTTTCGCCGTTCGTGTCCAAGTCGGTTTGGGATGCCAACGGGGCACCGGCCGGCAATGGCGAGGGGCTGAAGATTTACGGCGGGCTTGACCTGTCATCCGTCCATGACCTGACGGCGTTCGTGGCGGTCGACGAAACCGGCGGCGTGCATCCGACCTTCTGGCTGCCGGCCGAGGGCCTGGCCGAGAAGGGGCGCAAGGAAAAGGTGCCCTATGACCTCTGGCAGCGGCAAGGCTTCCTGAACACGACGCCGGGTAAGGCGATCGAATACGAACACGTTGCCGAGTTCCTGCGCGGCGTCTTTGACCGCTACAAGGTTCAGGCGATCGGCTTCGACCGGGCGCTGATGAACTTCCTTACCCCCTGGCTGGTCAAGGCGGGGTTTACGGAAGCGGAATTGGCGAAGTTCATTCCGTTCGGGCAGGGCACTTTGAGCATGACGCCGGCGCTGCGCGAGCTAGAGGTCAAACTGATGAACGCGCAGCTTCGCCACGGCGGGCACCCTATCCTGAATATGTGCCGGCATAACGCGCGGGTCGTCGGCGAGTCGGGCGCCCGCAAGTTCGACAAGATCAAATCGCGCGGCCGGATTGACGGCATGACGGCGTTGGCGAATGCGGTCGGCGTGATGCCTTCCGCCCCGCCTGAAGTCGGGAAACCGAAACTGTATTTCGCCTAACGTCCGCAGGCTTTGGCAAAAGCTTCCTGCCAGACCTTCGGAACGTCCGCGCCCGGATTGGCTAGGATGCCGGCGCGGCTTAGGCGATGCTTGAAATCCGCCCACCCGCCAAAAGGCTTGCGGTTGCCATAGAGTTTTCGGACGGCATAGGCGGTTGGATTCATGCCCGAATCTTGCGCCCTGCGGCGGATGAGTGTCAAGCAATATATTGCTACTGAATACCGGTCAATTCTGGCTTTTGATTCTCCTCGGGGCGCGGCGTTCTTCCCCTTCCGCAGCTTTTCCGCGCCCCTTTCCGGCCGTTGCCATACCGGCCGTTTTTATTCGTGAAAGGTAGGCCATGCTTGTCACCGTCTTCCTTGTCGCCGCCCTCGTTCTTTTCATCCTGTCCGCGGTCGGCGTTCCGTCGCATCCGCGCTTCAATCTGTTGGCTGCCGGCCTCGCCTGTTGGGTCGCGGCGCAATTGTTCGGACCCCTGTTCCGCTAACCGTTCGGAGAGTCACCCTTGAAAAAGCAATCCGGCTTCACCCTGATCGAACTGCTGATCGTCGTCGCGATTATCGGCATCCTGGCGGCGATCGCTATTCCGCAGTACCAACAGTACACGGCGCGATCGCGGTGGGCTGACAACGTCAGTTCGCAAGCCGCCGCGAAGCTCGCGATCGCTGAGTGCCTGCAAAACAACTCCAATCTCCTGACCGCCTGCGACACCGTCGGCGAACTGAACGTCGGCGGCTTTTACGAGCCGGTTGCGCTCCCCGCTCCGAAGTTCGGCGCCGCCGTCCTGACCGCCAATACTGCCGCGATCGTCGTGACCGGAACCGCGGTCGTGAACGGCTGCGTCGTGACCATCACCCCGACGATCACCGACGGAGTCCTGACCTGGCTACACGCAACGACGGCGGCAGCCGGATGCAACAAATCTACTACTGGGTTCTAAGCGTGGCGGGCGGGATATTCGTCTGGTACTTCGCCTATCTGTCCGTCGTGGCAGGGACCGAAATGATTATCTCGATCCCGTCGGTTTGGCTGATGGGCGAGCTTCTGATGCCCCGAAAGGCTGAAAAATGATGGACCGCGCTTACGCGACATTCGAAATCAAGTCCGTTGACGACGGCGCCGGCATCATTACCGGCATCGCTTCGACGCCGGAAGCGGATCGGGTCGGCGACATCGTCGAGCCGAAGGGCGCGAAGTTCAAGCTTCCGATCCCCTTGCTGTGGCAACACAACGCCTCCGCGCCGATCGGGCACGTTACGCAGGCGACCGTGACCGACAAAGGGATTCAGGTAATCGCGCAAGTCGCGCGCGGCGTGACGGATGACATCGATCGCGCCTGGAAACTCATCAAAGGCGGGCTTGTGCGCGGCCTTTCGATCGGGTTCCGCGGGCATGACGTCGAACCCATTAAGGGGTCCTACGGCGTCCGTTTCAAGTCCTGGGAATGGCTCGAGCTTTCCGCCGTGACCATTCCAGCAAATGCGAGTGCTTCCATTCAATCCGTGAAGGCATTCGATACCAGTGCGCCGATGGGCGCCGACGTTGTCCGTATTGCCCCCTTGGCTCGAAGTTCGGCCGCGTATTCAATCCCCCTCCAATTTCCGAAGGAATAGACGATGAGCACCAAGAGCATCGCCGCGGCCGAGGCGCAACGCGCATCCAAAGTGGCTGAACTGAAAGCATTGAACGACAAGGCCGACGCCGAGTCGCGCACCCTGAACGCCGACGAGCAAACGCAATTTGACGACGGCATGGACGACGTTAAGAAGCTCGACGCGCACCTGTCGCGCCTGAAGGCTTTCGCCGACATCGAGGCGCCAGCGGCGTCGACGGTCGTCAAGGCGAACGACGGCACGACGAAAGTCGTCAGCCAGTCGACCGGGATCACGCACCAAAAGTCGAACGACCCGGCCGGCATTTCCGTTGCGCGCGTCGCGCGTTGCATTTACGAGGCGAAGGGCTCGCGCCATGTTGCGGCGCAAATCGCGGCGGAAATGTACAAGGACGATCCCCGCGTCGTGAACCATTTCAAGGCGGTCGTCGTCGCCGGCTCGACCATTTCGGGCACCTGGGGCGCCGACCTGATGACGACCGACGGCGGACCGTTCGCGGAGTTCCTCGAATACCTCCGCCCACAGACGATCATCGGCCGAGTTCCGGGCCTGCGCACGGTTCCGTTCTACGCTCCTGTCGGGATTCAGACGGGCGGCGGCGCGGGCTATTGGGTTGGCGAGGGCAAGGCCAAGCCGCTGACCGCATTCGACTACGACAAGACGAGCCTCCCGCCCCTCACGGCTGCGAACATCCTCGTCCTGACGAAGAAGCTTTTCAAGTACAGCGGCGTCAATGCCGACATGCACATCCGCGATCAACTGACGCAAGCACTGATCGGCCGCATCGATACCGACTTCATCGACCCGGCGAAGGCGGTCGACGCTGGCATTTCGCCTGCGTCCATCACGAACAGCGTTACGTCGCCGGCATCGGCGGGCAATACCGCTGACGACGTCCGCGAAGACATCGCGACCCTGATGAACGCTCTCGCGAAACCGATCCGCAATCTCGTGTTCATCACCGACACGACGACCGCGATCGCGCTTTCCCTGATGACGAACGGCCTCGGCCAGCCGGAATTCCCCGGCGTCACGATGACCGGCGGCTTCCTGATGCCTGGCGTTCCGCTGGTCGTTTCCGACTACGTTCCGTCGGTTACTGCCGGGTCGCTGCTTATCGCTGTCAAGGCGTCGGAAATCCTGGTCGCGGACGAAGGCGGATTCTCGATCGACCTGTCGGAAGATGCGACCCTGCAGATGGCAGACAATCCGGACGGTTCGTCGGTTGCGACCGTCGCCGGTACGGCGCCCTTCGTTTCGATGTTCCAAACGAACGGCGTCGCGTTCCGCGTGGAGCGCGATATCAACTGGTCGCGGGCGCGGTCGGGCTCGGTTGCACTGGTCGATACCGTCAACTACGGCAGCGCATAAGCTGCCTTCGGGGCTGGCTTCTCGCTGCCCCTGCTGTAACCCGGCGCCTTCGGGCGCCGGTTTCTATTCCAACATCGGAGCGCGCCGGTAATGAAAATCGATCTCATTTCGAAGTCGTGGCATATGCTCGCCGGCAAGCTCATAAAGAAGGGCGAACGGTTCTCGGTCGATGAAGACAAGGCGAAGGCACTGGAAAAGAGGGGCCGCGCGACGCGCGCCACGCCTGCCGTGCCGGTTGCGCCGGTCGTCGAAGTGAAGGAAAAGCGCGCCTACAAGCGCAAGGACTTGACCGCCGAGACATTCGAGCCGGCCGTCGAGCGCGAGGCGCCGCAGCCGTATGAATTCCCGAAGTCGCCGGAGGTAGCAAGCAAGGAACGCCTCACCACCTGGGCGACCGCTGAACCTGTCCGGCCTGTCCTGACGCGCCCGAAGGCGCCGAAGGAATGAAGCTTTTCGGCCTTACGCTGCGATCGCCGCTCGCGCTGGTCCGCAAGGACACGTCCGTCCCGTCGGGCGGACACTGGTCGACCGTCGGTCGATCCGGGCGCGACTGGTTTACGGGCGCATGGCAGCGCAACATGGAATGCGACGACTCGAATACCGTCCTCGCCTTTTCCGCGGTCTACGCCTGCGTGAGCCGGATTTCGAACGACATCGCGAAGATGCCGTTAAACCTCATCCGTAAAGACACTGACGGCATATGGGCGACAGTCGAGGCGGCATCGCCATTTTGGAAAGTGCTCCGGAAACCGAACGGCTACCAGAACCGGATACAGTTTTTCGTCACCTGGCTGCTGTCGAAACTCATCGCCGGCAACGCTTACATCCTGAAGGCTCGCGACGGGCGCGGGATCGTGACGGAGCTGTACGTTCTCGACCCGCACAAGGTCAAGGTTCGGTATACGAAGTCGGGCGACGTTTTCTACACCCTGGCGCAAGATGATCTGTCCGGCGTGACGACCGAGGTCAATGTACCGGCGTCGGAAATCATTCACGACCTGATGAACCCGATTTTTCACCCGCTTTGCGGAGTCTCGCCGCTGTACGCGTGCGGCATGGCAGCAACGCAGGGCCGGCGGATTCAATTGCAGTCCGCGACCTTCTTCGAAAACGGCGCGAATCCCTCCGGCGTGCTGTCCGTTCCCGGCGACATCACCGACAAACAGGCGGACGAGTGGAAAGCGCAGTGGCGGACGAACTTCTCCGGCGCGAACCGCGGCTCGGTCGCGATCCTCGGAAACGGCGTCAAGTACGAAAAGATCAGCATGACCGCCGACGAGGCGCAGATGATCGAGCAATTGCGCTGGACGGCGGAGGACGTCGCCCGCGCGTTCGGCGTGCCGCTCTACAAGATCAACGCCGGTCCGGTTCCGGTTTCGAACAACGTCGAGGCGCTGAACGCGCAGTATTACTCCGACACGCTGCAAACCCTTATCGAAGCGATCGAACTCTGCATAGACGAAGGGCTCGACCTGTCCCTGGAAATGGGCGTCGAGTTCGACCTGGACGTTTTGCTGCGGATGGACTCGGCGACTCAGATCGACACGCTATCCAAAGGAATCGGCGCGGCGATCTATGCCCCGAACGAGGCGCGCGCAAAGCTGAACCTTCCCCCGGTCGTCGGCGGCGCGAATCCCCTCATTCAACAGCAAAATTACTCGCTCGAGGCGCTGGCGAAGCGCGACGCATCGGCCGATCCATTCAGGACGGCAACCCCCCCACCTTCCCCCCCGACCCCCTCCGAACCTGATCCGGAAGACGAGGACGAAGCGGAACAGCGCGCGCTTTATGACGTCGCCGGAGCATTTGCGCGGCGGGTGCTCAAGGAAATGGCGAATGCCTGACGAGGTCGTTTTCCGCGACGGCCGGGACGGCCGCGACGGGCGCGCCGGCAAAAATGGGCTGCCGGGTCCGATCGGGCCGGCCGGTCCGTCTGGCCCGGAGGGACTGAAGGGACTCGACGGGAAAGCCGGCGAACCCGGACGGCAGGGGCCACCTGGACCGAAGGGCGAACCGGGACCGCGAGGCGAACCCGGTCAGGACGGCGCTACGGGTCCGGTCCCGGCGCATGAATGGGACGGAACGCGGCTGCGCTTCCAACTGACCCTTAACGAATGGGGCCAGTGGGTCGACCTTCAGGGCCCGGAGGGCAAGACCGGGACGGCGGCGGCGGGCGGCGGCGGCACATTGCGCCCGTTCAGTCGCATGAAGGCGGGTTTCGTTCCGGCATCCGGCGGCGTCGACGGCGACATCGCGCGCTTTCTCCGGGAAGACGGCACGTTCGCCGCGCCGGGTACTCCGGCGCCGGGTTCCATCGCGGCCGAAGACATCACGTTCACGCCGGCCGGCTCAATTGCCTCGGATGATGTGCAAGCGGCGATCGAGGAGCTTGCCGCCACCGTTGCCGGGCTCGACGACAGTACGTCGGGCGTCGGGACGTATCTCGTCAGCGGCGCCACGGTCGCATGGCTGACCGGCTATCAGTACGAAGTCGGCGCGGCGACCTATTACATAAGCGGCGTCGCTGTCTCGTCGTCGACAGATACCGTCACCCTGACCGCCGCCGATGCCACGCTCGACCGGATCGACGTTCTCGTACTGGATGCCGACGGACTGCTTTCCTCGATCGACGGCACCCCGTCGGCGAACCCGGCGGAACCGACGATCGATCCCGCCATTCATCTTCGCCTGGGCATCGTCTACGTTTCGGCCGCGACGACCGAACCGGAGATCAATCAGACCAGCATCTACGCCGAGAATGCCGAATGGACCGCGACGCCTTCGGCCGGCACGATCGTCGTCAACTCGACCAGCAATCCGCGGACCGGGACCTATGACGTAGAAGGCACGAACGTTGCGGCAAATGCCTATGTCAACTTCGTCAAGCCGGCGGCTGGAACCGTCGACTTGGCGATCATGAATACGGTCGTCTTCTATGTGCGGGTTAAGGCAGCATTCCCGACGAACAAGGCTTTCCGGCTTGGCTGGTACAGCGGCACAAGTCTCCGCGGCGCTCAGGTAACGGTAAGCAACGGTCTGTATGGGTTCAACTCGGCGCTAACGGGCAGCTATCAACAGATCGTAGTTCCGATTTCCGCGTTCAGCGTGCCTCAGGGAAACCTCGTCACGACGCTGCGAATCACGATCATCGGCAGCGGCGCGAACGTCGGGTTCTACCTGGACGACATCGTATTGAATGAGGGCCTTGTAACGCTGCCGTCCCTGACGGCATCGCGCGCTCTTGTCTCGAACGTGGCCGGCAATATCGCTGCGTCGGCAGTGACGGCGACGGAACTCGGCTACCTGACCGGGGTCACGTCGGCGATTCAGACGCAGATAAACGCCAAGTCCGACGGCAGCATTCCGCAAAACAGCAAGAGCGCCGCATACACGACGGTCCTGTCGGACGCGGGGAAACATATCTATCACCCCTCGAGCGACGACAATCCGCGCACCTTCACGATCGACAGTAACGCGAACGTCGCGTACCCCGTCGGAACGGCGATTACTTTCGTCAACGAAGTGAACACGGTCACGATCGCGATTACTTCGGACACGTTGACCCTGGCCGGCGCCGGAACGACCGGGAGTCGCACGCTTGCCGCGAACGGTATAGCGACCGCGCTGAAGGTGGCCTCGACGAAATGGGTCATCAACGGCGCCGGGCTAACGTGACGGTTGCGCAGATTTTGCTTGCGGCCGGCGCATCGGCAGCGCCAGCGACGCCGGATACATGGGACCCGGCAAACAAGGGATCAAACGTCACGCTCTCGAATGGGGACCTGACCGCGAACGTCGCTTTCGACGGTCAATGGGCCTTGTCCGTCGATAGCAAGTCATCCGGCCTTTTGTACTTCGAGGCGCTGATCGGCACGCAGTCCACGCTATTCGGATTCATCGGCATCGCTGGCGCAGCGCAAGACCCTAACAGCGGCACGCAAACGCCGCCGAATATGCTCCAGCGTGGCAGCGGCAACGTCAGCGGCGGTACGTCGAATAACAACGGCGCGGCCGGTTGGGCATCGGGCGATGTCGTCGGCGTTGCGGTCGATGTCGCGGGTAAGACGGTCTACTTCTACAAGAACAACGTCGCCAATGGCAGCGTAATTCTGAGCACATTTGCAGGCGCCTTCCGTATCGCTGCGCACCAATCGTGGGGCGGCGGCACCTATAACTTCACCCTGCGCACGACGACGGCCGAGTTCAGTTACTCGCCTCCGACCGGGTATACCCCATGGGCCGAGTGATTCGCATTCGCCGGCCAATTATGAAAGTCTGCAAATGATTGACGCCGAACGGTTCGCGGCCGACCTTTACGCTTCGATGAAGATGCTTATCGATAGGCGCGAGTGCGAGCTCCTTAAGCGTATCGAGGTATTAGAGGCGCGCCAGACCGACATCGACCCCGACGCGATCGTCGAGCGTTTGCGCAAGGCGATCCCTGCCGGCAAGGATGGGCGCGACGGCGTTGACGGCGCACCGGGCAGGGACGGCGCCGACGGCGCAAACGGCGTTGACGGAAAGAACGGCGTCGATGGTGCTCCGGGGAAAGACGGGCGCGACGGAATAGACGGCAAGAACGGCACCGACGGCATGAACGGCAAGGACGGCGCCGACGGCATCCATGGAAAAGACGGCGCGAACGGCATCGACGGCAAAGATGGCCGCGACGGGCTAAACGGTAAGGACGGTCGCGACGGTCTGAACGGCAAGGATGGCGCACCCGGCGAACGTGGCGAAAAGGGTCTCGACGGCATCGACGGCAAGTCGGGCGCCGCGGGGCGTGATGGACGCGAAGGCAAGGACGGAATCGACGGTATCAACGGCGAAAACGGGCGGGACGCTTCGGCAATCGACTACGTCGAGTTCGACTCTGCCAAGTCCTACCCGCGCGGAACGCACGCGCTGTGTCGCGGTGGAATCATGTACGCGGAACGCACGACCGATCGCGTAATCGACGGCGATTACAAGGCGGCGGGCTGGCGCTCGCTCGTTGCCGGCCTGGCTGATGTGAAGGCGGCACTTCTGTCGGACGGCCGCACGTTCGAACTCGCCTTCGAATACAGCGACGGCAGGGTCGAGAAGCAGCAAGCGAAGGCGGCGATTCCGGCGCATCGCGGCGTATGGCGCGACGCGATCACCTACGAGAAGGGCGACGTCGTCCAGTGGTCCGGCAATGGCTGGATCGCGCGCGAAGTGACGACCGACAAGCCGGGCGATTCAAAGGCGTGGGACTTGCTCGCGCGGCGCGGGCGGGATGGCAAAGATTCAGCTTGAACTATTGGAGCATCCCGCGCCAGTGGGAGGGCGCGACGGTCGCCGTGATGGCATCCGGTCCGTCCCTCACAGCGGATCAAGCGGCGGCAGTGAAGCACCTTCCGCGCGTTGTGACGAACGCGACTTACAGGATGGCGCCGGACGCGGACGTGATCTATTGCTCGGATTCTGCCTTCTGGCTGCATCCGGAGTACGCCGACGTTTTCGACTGTCCCGGCTTGCGGGTGAGCTGCGAACAGATTCCAGGAGTGCATCCGAACGTTCCGCCTGGTGTGCTAGTCCTGCGACACGGCGGCTCACACGGCTTCATTGATGACCCGACGCAGATTCGGACGGGGGCGAATTCTGGCTATGCAGCAATCCAAATTGCCGCGCTTGCTGGCGCAAAGAGAATCGTCTTACTCGGGCTTGATATGCAGGGCGGGCACTGGCACGGCGCGCACCCTAACGGACTGAACAATCCTAGAGCCTCCTCCTTCAAACGATGGATCAGATACTTCAACGGATTGGCGCCGCACCTGACGCAACGGGGGATCGAAGTGTTCAATTGCTCCCCGGCGTCGGCGCTGACGTGCTTCCCGAAGGCGAGCCTAGATTGCGTCCTCTGATCGTTCAGGGAATGCACGGTCTAGGTGACAACCTTCACCAACGGTCGGTCCTGCGCGAACTTGGGAAAACGCGCGAAATCTGGCTCGAAACGTCATGGCCGTGCGTCTATTGGGACATGCCGGCGATTCGCTGCCTGCCGCGCGGCGAACAGGGATTGCGGACGCAGTTAAAGAATCAGGCACGCGAGGCGGAATCGTTCACGCGCGAACGTCCGCCGACCGGCGCCCCTGTCCTGCGGGTTCACTACCCTCCGCGGGAAGTGAAGGAACGCGGGTCGGTCCTGCGGGCCATGTCGCATATGTGCGGCGTTCCTCCGGGCGATTTCCGGTTGCCGGTCAAAGCGGAATGGCTTTCAAAGGCTGACGAGCTTTTAAAGGAATTGAAACCGGACCGTCCGTTGATGTTTTTCCGGCCGCTGGTGAACCGCAAGGAATGGACCGGCGGGCTAACGCGGAACCCGGACGAGGGCAATTACGCCGAACTGTACGAAATGATCCGGCGCCGGTTCTTCGTGGTCAGCGTCGCGGACCTGGTCAAGGACGTCGAGTGGACCGTCGGGCCGGAAGCGAAGGCGGATGCCGTGTTCCATCGCGGCGAACTGGATATCGAAACGCTGTTCGGGCTGGCGAAGCGGTCCGCGTTGCTGTTTGGGGCGCCTGGATTTATTACGGTCATGGGTCAGGCGATCGGGACGCCGACCGTTACCGTGTTCGGCGGGTACGAGGACAAAAGTTCCTTTTCCTCGGGCGCGGCGTTCACGAAATGGCTACCGATTGAACCGATTCGCCCCTGTCCCTGCTGGACGCATCATCACAACTGCCGGAAGCGGGTCGACATGCCGAAAGCGGTTCACGCACTGAGGGATTTCCTCAAGGGGATCGGGTGCGAGTAGGACTGGTAACGCCGATTTACGAGGGAGTGCATAGCAATCCGGGTAGCGAAATGATTACGGCCGGGATTCGCTACCTGGTGCGGCAGGCTGTCAGGGGTCCGGAGTTCGTTCAGATTGACATGCTGCGCGACAACCCTGCGCACTGGGCGGCTGCGCAGGACTGCGACGCCTTGATTATCTGCGGCAACCCGCGGTTCAGCACTTGCGCGACGGAATGGTGGGAGTCCGGCATATGGGAAAGGCTGGTCGCGGCGCAGCGATCTGGCGTCAGGGTCATTGATGGATGGGCGGGCGCGACGCACTGGTATGACCCGGCGGCGACGCTCGAAGAAATGGCAACGAGGATTGCGAGTCACGGCGCCAATGCGGAAGCGATGCACTCGGCGAAGCAGATTCACGCGCGCATCACGCGGGACCGGCTGATGCAGCGCATCTACAGCGATGCCGGAGCGTCGTCGACCTTGCTGCCGTGTTCTAGCTGGTGGGCGCGCCTCGATGTTCCCTGGGAACAGGCGGCGAAGCGGTCCGGAACGGCTGTCGTGCTCGGGACTCACGACATGGATTGGCCGCTTGATTGCGTGCGGGCCTGTCTCGGGAGGCTGGAAGGCGCGGACGTGATTAGTTGCGCGTTGTCAGATTACGAACGGTTCGGCGCGGTCGGAGTCCGGTCGACCCTCGTTTCCGATCCGGCTGCGCTGTTGCGTCTGTATTCGTCGCTCGATCGAGTGCTTTCGTTCCGGTTGCACGCGGCGATCCCGGCGGCTTCCGTCGGGTGTGCCGTCGGCATGGTCGCGACCGATTCGCGGCCGTTGGCGTGCGAGGAGTTCGGAATTCCGTCCATCGACATCGGGGACTTGATGGACCGCGAGCCGCCCTTCGCGCACGCGAGGCAGCCGGACGAGGAAGACGTTGTGGAAATCTTGCGGAGCATGTTGTGTTGAAGACGTTGATCGGCGGGCCGAAGCTCGAGCATTTGCTTGTACTGTTGCAACGCGCAGTCCACCATGAGGGCGCGATTGTGGAGTTCGGCGTCTATCACGGCGGAACGCTGAAGATCATGGCGGAAACGTATCCCGACCGGATGTGCTACGGGTTCGACACCTGGGACGGGCTGCCGGTCGAGAAGTGGAACAAGGACGAACCGCACAATCCGGGCGACTTCCGCGACTGCGATTTCGAGGCGATGCGGGCGGAAATGCCGCCGAATGTGCAACTTTGCCGCGGGCTGTTCCCCGACTCGGCGCGCGGGCTGGATATCCGGGTCGCCTTCGCGCATGTCGATTTCGACTTCCATGCCAGCACCGCGGACGCGATCAAGTGGTTGCGGCAGCATATGGTGCCCGGCGGGATTGCTGTGTTTGACGACTATCAGTGGGCGCATTGTCCCGGCGTCAAGCGCGCGATTGTCGAGGCTGGCGTACCGATTCAGAAGTCAACCCTGCATCAAGTCTTTTGGGTGAACGAATGACACTTTGCGACCTGACTTGCGCCGAATGGACCGCGCTGCTTGCGACCTATAGCGTGCGCGTCATCACGGCGCCGGCATTCGCGGACGAACCGATCACGATTGAAGACGCCTGGCACCACTTGCGCATCGACACGTTCCCGAACGAGGACAGTCCTCCGGTCACGGTATCGGGCGACGACTACTGGCTGGAAAATATCGGCATCCCGGCGGCGCGGAATTGGGCCGAGGGCTACGTCGGGAAGTCGCTGTCAACGCAAACGCTGGAACTGGTCGGAACTTCGTTCCCGTCGACCTACTTCGAACTCCCGTTCGGGCCGGTTCAGAGTGTCGAATCAATCGTCTATGTCGACGCGGACGACGTCGAGCAAACGATGTCCTCGGCCGATTACGTCCTGAACTCCGACACCTGGCCGGCGCGCGTGCAGCTTGCCTACGGCGTCGAGGCGTGGCCGACATCGCGCGGCACATACAACGATGTCCGCGTCCGCTACGTCACCGGCTACACGCCTCCGAACGACAGTCCGGCCGGCTTTGTCATAACGCCGACCCTCAAAATCGGAATCCTGCTGATGCTCGGGCACCTGTACGAGAATCGCGAGACAACGATAACAGCATCCTTGACCGAGATTCCGCTCGGCGCTAGGGCGTTCCTGGACAAAGACCGGGTACGCAGAGGGTGGGCGTAAATGTTTCACATGGAACATTAGATGCAAGCCGGAAAACAGAATCGGCGCGTTGCGATCGACGTTCCTATGACGACGCAGAATGCGACCGGCGAGGAAATCACGGACTTCGTCGAACTGTCGGAGGTCTGGGCATCGATCGAACCTATCCGCGGGCGCGAGGCTTTGCTTAACGGGCTGAACGCGGCGCAGATGGACACGCGGATTCGGATGCGATGGTCGGAAGCACTTGACGCGATGACAACCGATTGGCGAATTCGCTACAAGGAAACCTATTACGACCTGATAAGCATCGCGCACATTCGGACCGGGCACCGCGAACTCGAAATTCTGGCGAAGTCGGGGACGAATCTTGGCTAACAGTCCGGTACGGGTTGAGGTCAAGGGGCTGCGCGAGCTTGGCGCGTTGCTGAAGGAACTCGACGCCGACATTCAGAAAAAGGTAGCGCGGGCCGCGACCAATGCAGGCGCGCAAGTCATCAAGAAACGCGCGGTTCAGAAGGCGCCAGTTTCCGATCCGGCATTGACGCCGAACATTCCGCCCGGATACATGCGGGATTCGATCATCGTGCGGCGCCAGCGTCGGCCGGACAAAGGCTTGACGTCGCAGCACGCCGTCACGGTCAGGCACAAGGGCGCGAAGGTGCTGGCGGACGCTCCGAACCCGTACCAGGTCGGCATCTTCAACGAGTTCGGGACCGTAAAGATGTCGGCTCAACCGTTCATGCGGCCGGCGTTTGATTCCGGCAAGTCGGAAGCTCTTGACGCGATAGTCAAGCGGTTGCAGCAACGGATCGAAAAGGCGAACAAGGCGAAAGCATGAGTGTAGAAACCGACCTCTATACGGCGCTCTCGTCGCTTGTTTCGAATCGCGTCTATCCGATCACGTTCCCGCAAACGGGCGCGGTCCCGGTCTGGCCGGCGATCCGGTACACGTTGATTTCGGTCGTGCCGGCGATTGCTCTGTGCGGCGATAGCGGCGACGAGGCGGCGGATACGCGGGTACAACTAGACATCGTCGACTCTAGTTACTCCGCAATGCGGGCGCTGCGCCTGGACGTCCTCGAGGAAATGGCGACATTCGTTCCGCCCGCGATCTTCGAGAATAGTTCGGATCAGTACGACGCCGAAACAAAGACCTACCGTTGCCAGATCGATTACGTCGTCTACAAGTCGGCCGAACTGACGCCGTAGATTCATCGCTTTTCCCAACGGCTCGCGAAGCGGGCCTTTTTTTATACCCTGAAGGAGTTTCAAATGTCGTCTGTTTCTGCCTACAAGTTCCACGGCTCGCAAATTCAGGTTCTTGTCGGTTTTACGGCCGACTCGCCCGTGACTGCGATCACCGCAATCACCAACGCAAATCCCGCTGTCGTCACTGACACCGGCCACCCATTAGCCGACGGCGACGTCGTCGAAATTACTGGCGTCGTGGGAATGACGGAAGTTAATTCCGGCCGCTACGTCGTCGAGGTCATCGATGCGAATTCGTTCTCGCTCCTGGGCGTCGATTCAACGGGTTATGGCACTTACACAAGTGGCGGAACCTACGAGATCGGCGACTTTTCGAACTTCTGCGACCTGACGAACTACAACCGCACGGGCGGCACATCGCCGGAAATTCAGACGACCGCACTCTGTTCCGTCGCGCAAGAGTATTTGCTCGGCCTGCCGGACTTCGGCACGACTGCAATCGACTTTAATTTCGCGCCGGCTACCGCGATTCAACAAGCGATCCAAGCGGCCTATGTTTCGGGCGACCTGATTGCGGTCAAGGTCACGCTCCCGGATAGCGGCGGGACCATGGTGCAAATGGGCTTCGTCCAGCAAACGAGCGAATCGGCTGGCGTCGGCGGAATCTGGACGGGCTCGATGACGGTTCGCAACACCGGCAACCGCGAGGACTTCTTCGCATGAGTCGCGACGCTCTGATTGCGTCAATCCTGTCGGCGTCATCCCCGAAACCTGTCAAGGTCGACGCCGATGGGATCGGACCCGTATTTGTACGGGTGATGACTGCATACGATGCGGACGACGCACGGAAGACGCTTGCCGAACTGAAGGCAGACGACGGGTGCGAAACCGGCCGGTTGCTCGCCTGCCTTCTGTGCGACGAAGGCGGCGCGTTGCTGTTCGATGCGCGCAGTGCTGAAACCGTGCTGAAGCTTTCGAAGCTTCCCCCGGGCGTATCGACCAAAGTCCTGACCGCGGCGAATTCCGCGAATGGGGCCGAGCCGGGAAAGTCCTGACGCAACGCGAGTCTTTCCTTTTTGATCTCGCGTTGCACCTCGGTCGCCCCGTCGGGGAAATGCTCCGGTCCATGACCGAAGCAGAATTGTTGCAGTGGGGCCGCTTGGCTGGCCGTCGCGGGCTGCCATTGCAGAGAATCGAGCTTTTGCTCGCGCAGCTTTCCATGTTGATAGCGAAAACGATGGGCGGAGCTAAGAATGTGCGAGTTGATGACTTCATGCTGAAGGAACCGGAAGTGTTACCCGACAACGTGACGCACATAGACATCGCACGCAAGGCGTTCGGGTTCAATCCGCGCAGGAAGAAGGCATAGCATGGCTGCCGGTCGTTTAGATGTACTGCTAGGGCTCGACGCTGTCGAGTGGACGAGGGGTCTAACCAAGGCAGAGTACGAGGCGCAGAAGTTCCAGCGGAACCTCGTCCGCACGTTCTCGCAACTCGGAGAACTCGCCGGCCTCGGATTCGCCGCCGCTGTCACTGGCGCAGCAGCGTTGACGAAGTCTGCGATTGATGCGGCCGACAAGCTGAACGACCTATCGCTGGCGACCGGCGTCACAGTCGAAAACCTCGGCGGGATCGGATTCGCTGCGTCGCAGGCTGGCGCGGACCTTGAGGGCGTCGCTTCGTCGTTCGGCAAGCTGAACCTAAAAATCGCAGAGGCGGCACGCGGCGAGAAGGAAGCAAGCGAAGCGTTCAAGGCGCTCGGCATATCCGTCAAGGATGCGGCTGGGCAGACGAAAACCGCGGACGCGATATTTAAGGAGATCGCGACCGCCTTCGAACGCTACGCCGACGGGCCGGAAAAGGCGGCGCTAGGCAATGCGCTGTTCGGCAAGTCCTATCAATCGTTGCTGCCGCTGCTGGCCGACGGCGGCAAGGCGTTGCAAGAGAACATCGATTATTACAAGCAGTTTTCCGGGACAACGACGGAAACCGCGAAGGCTGCCGATGCCTTCAACGACACGCTAGGAAAGATCGAACTTGTAGCCGGTCAGCTTGGCCGGAACCTGGCAAGCGAACTCCTGCCGGGTTTGCAGGCGGTCGCGGACGAATTCCTGCGAGTCGGCGAACAGTCGAACGCCTTCAGCGGTCTAGCGAAGGCGGCGCGCGTCGCATTCGAAACGATCGCAATACTCGGCGCGAATGTCGTGTTCGTGTTCGAAGGCATTGGCCGGGAGATTGGCGCAGTCGCCGCGCAAATGGTCGCGCTTGCAACCCTCGACCTTGACGCCTTTAACGCGATAAGCGAAGCGGTCAAGGAAGACGGCAAGCGCGCTCGCGCCGAACTCGACGCGCTAGAGCAACGAATCCGCAACGTCGCCGCCGGTCCTTCGCTTGCCGAACGAATCGGCACCGCGAACCCGGATCGCCTGCTAGAGCGTCAGGGGCGTAGTCCTCTGACGGCGCCGCGCCTGGCCGGACCCGCCGTGCCGAAGGCGAAGGAAGCGATCGACGAAAACGCGCAGGCGTATGCGCGGTACGTCGAGCAACTCGACTCCGCGCTGAACAAGTCGCAGGAATACACGAAAGTCCAAGAGGTCACGCTCGCGATCGAGCAAAACCGATTTGGGCAACTGATCCCGCAGCAAAAGGAATTGCTCCTATTGCTGGCGAAGCAGTCCGACGAGGCGACCGAGTACGAAGCGAAGATTCGGCACAACGCCGAACTCGAACGCGAGTCCATGCGCGCACTGACCGAACGTCAGGCGATCATCGATCGGTACAGTTCAAGCAACAAGGCGCGCGAGGATGCGAAGACGCTGGAGATTCTTGCGTCCGAAATCGGCGGCAGCATTTCGATAATCGACTATGACCTGGCGAAGTCCGGCTTCGAAGGCATCAAGGACGAGATCAAGGAAACGACGAGCGCGGCCGAGGAATTGGGCCTCGTGTTTACTAGCGCGATCGGCGACTTCATCAAAAACCCGTCCGACGGCAAAAGCTTTTTCAAGGCGTTGCTCGAGGACGTGCTCCAACTGACGACGCAGCTTCTCATTCTGAAGCCGCTCGCCGAAGGCATGACCGAGATATTCGGCGGCACCGCTGCCAAGAGTGACGGCGGGAAACAGATTGCCGAGATCGGCGCATGGATCGGAAGCATGTTCGCCGGCAGCTTCGCGCAGGGGACTGACTTTGTCCCGGCTGACGGCCTCGCAATGGTGCATCGAGGCGAGCGGATCGTACCGGCGAAAGAGAATTCGACGCGCGGCGCCGGCGGAATGACGCTGAACATCAATCAGTCGTTTGCTCCTGGCACTTCTCGCGAGACAATCAATCAAGCGGCGGCTTCCGCATCGCGTCAACTCTCACGTTCGAACCGGCGGAATAACTGATGGCATTCCTCGAAGCGCGACCGCTGGACTGCGCCGCCATGGGCGCGACGGGCGGGCCTCAATTCTCGACGTCGATCGTTTCCGTCCGTTCCGGCGCCGAGTCGCGGAATCAGAATTGGACGCAGGCGCGGCACCGATATGACATCGGTCAGGTAGCGCGCCCGCTTTCGGAATTCGAGGCGATCCGCGATGCCTTCATGGTCGTCGGCGGCAAGGCGACCGGGTTCCGGTTCAAGGATTGGACCGACTACACCGTGACGACCTCGGAGGGCTACCCGCAACCGCTGCACGGCACGACGCAAGTCGGAACCGCTGGATCGGGCTACGGCACGCCTTCCTATCAACTCCGCAAGCTTTACACCTTCGCGTCGACGTCGACCGCTCGCGACATCCGTAAGCCTGTCGCCGGGACTCTGATCCTGTTGCGCGCTGCGGTTGCTGTCACTGCCGGCATATCGCCCGGCAACTACGCAATCAACACCGCGACCGGGATCGTGACGTTCGTCGCGGATCAGTCGCGAGTGGTCTCGTCGCATGCCGTCGGGGCGTCGCATCAATTCACCCTCGCGTCGGCCTTCTCCCCGAACCTGGCGATCGGTGGGCGCATCTATGTGACCGGCGTCACCGGGACCGCGGCCGACATCCTGAATAACCTGTCGCACGAAGTAACCGGCGTTTCCGCTGGCGTCATCACGACGAACACCGCAACGACCGGGCTGACGGCAACCGGCGGCACTGCCTACTTCTACCCGCAGCCTACCGAGGCGCTTCGATTCTCCTGCGAGTTCGACGTCCCGGTCCGGTTCGACATCGATTACTTCGACGCTGTCGTCGTCGATCGCGAGGGCGCAGGCGGCGAATTGCTCCTCGAGCTTCCGTCCGTGCCGCTGGTCGAACTGAAGATCAACGACGCATGAAATCGCTAGGCACACTCGGTACGCACTACGCGAACACCGTCGATCCGACGACGCTCGCGACCCTGTGGAAAGTCACGCGCCTGGACGGTGTCGTGTTCGGGTTCACGGATCACGACAAAGACATCGTATTCGGTGGGCTGACGTACGAGGCGGCGACCGGGTTCACTTCTTCACAAATCGAGAGTTCGGCCGCGCTGTCAGTCGACAACCTAGAGCTCGACGGCTACTTCGATTCGGAAGAGATAACGCAAGCCGACATAGAGGCGGGCGTATGGGATGGCGCCTTTGTCGAGGTCCGCTCGGTCAACTATCGCGACCTGACGATGGGCGCCGAAGTCCTGCGGGTCGGCGAACTCGGCACGTTTACCGCGAAGGATCAGCTTTTCGTGGCGGAACTGCGCGGCCTGATGGACCGGGTTCAACGGGTCGTCACGCGCCTGTATATGCCGTCATGCACGGCGAACCTCGGCGACGCGCGCTGCACGGTCGACATAGAGGCTTTGCGCGTTTCCGGCGAAGTGACTGCGGTCAACGATCGGCACGACTTCTACACCGACCTCGCGTCGAGCTCTCCGCCTGTCGCCGATGATGAGTTCACCTATGGGCTAATCACCTGGACGACCGGAGAGAATGCCGGCCGTTCGATGGAGGTCAAGCAACATGCCACGGCCGGTCAGATCGTCCTCCAGCTTCCCATGGTCGGGACGGTAGCGATCGGCGACGAGTTCACTATCGTTCCGGGCTGCCGCAAGACGCTCGAGGAGTGCCGCGACCGATACGATAACGTCGTGAACTTCCGCGGATTCCCGCACATCCCCGGTCTGGACGAAATGCTTAAGCACGGCGGCTCCTGATGACGACCCGCGCAGAGGTAGTCGAGGCGGCGCGCAAGTATCTAGGCGCTCGCTGGCAGCATCAAGCGCGCGGCGATCATGCGCTCGACTGCGTCGGGCTACTCGTCCGCGTCGGGCGCGACCTGGGGATCGCCGACGTTCGCGTTTCCGACTACGTCAAGCACCCGGACGGCGCGCGGCTATTGCAGGAAGCGGGCCGATACATGCGCCAGATTGAAAAGCGAAACTTTGCCGTCGGCGATGCGCTCGCGATGCGGTTCGGATCGGGTGCGCCGCAACACTTTGGGATCGTCGGCGACTACTTCGCGGGCGGGTTCTCGTTGATCCATGCTTACCGCGGCGTGTCGATGGTCGTCGAGCATCGGCTTGATGACGTCTGGCGTCGCCGCATTGTTGCAGCCTACGCGCTGCCGGGCGTCGAATAGTGGGCGCAGTAGCCTTCACCGTTGCCGGACAAGTCGTCGGAGCCTACTTCGGCGGTCCTGTCGGCGCGGCCATTGGCGGAGCGATCGGCGGGGCGATTGGCGGTGCACTATTCCCGGAGCAACTTCCACAGATCGAAGGACCGAAGCTAGACGAAAAGAACATCCAAGTCTCCACCTACGGGAAGGCGATCCCGATTGCCTTCGGCGTCGTTCGCATGGCCGGGAATGTCATATGGGCCAGTCCACTCCGGGAAACGCGCAGCGAGGTCGAACAAGGCGGCAAGGGCGGCGGACCGGTACAAACGACCGTCAGCTATACCTACGACGCCGACATCGCGATCGGTCTTGCCGAGGGCGAAGTGATGGGGATTCGCCGAATTTGGATCAACGGCGTACTCGTCTATGACGCGCGCTCGATTGACGATCCGGCAGTGCAGGCGACCTACGGCGACAACGCTGACGAAGTCCTGCGGGCTATCAAGGCGAGCGGCGCCGGCTCGGATTCGTTCGTGTTCTACACCGGGACCGAGTCGCAACTCCCCGACCCGACGATCGAGGCGCTAGAGGGCGCAGGCAACGTCCCCGCATATCGCGGACTCGCTTACGTCGTATTCCCTACGTTCCAGCTTGCGCGGTGGGGCAATCGGATTCCGCAATTCGAATTTGAAATTGTCACGGCAGGGACGTCGACATACGGTCAGCGCGTCGCCGATGAATTCCATGCGTTGCCATCGTATCGGAACGGCGTTTCGTATCTTCAAGCGGACTATCAGCCGATCGTTTCATCGATGGCCGACGGAATTCGCGTCTTCTCTGCGAACGATGACGAGGTCGACGTAAACGTTCGCGTCTACGGATTCGACGGTTCGTTTATCCAATCGGACACCGTCACAGATTGGGAAGGCGGATTCGGAGTCATCGAGATCGGGACTCAGATTCCCCAAGTCTGGGTCATGTTCGACGGCGCACTTCTGCAATTTGACGTCACGCTTTCGATATACGAGGCGCGGATCATTAGCGATGCGTCGAATGTTTCGCTTTCCGAATTGCTAGGCGTGCCGATTGCAGGCGTCGCCCCATGCGCCGACGGTCGGCACATCCTCGTATTTGAGAATGATCCTAGCAATCCTTACAACGTCACGGACTGGCACCTGGTCGAGTACCTCGGCAACAATTCAGCGGAAATAGTCGATTACGGAACTGTCGACATTTCCGGCGACACGTCAATGACGAAGCTAAACGTCGGGCTCGGTCCAATCCATACGCAGAATGGACACTTCCAAGTAGTGATGATGGAGCGCGACCTCCGCCACGTCTGGCGCGCGAATGGCGGCGACGTCCAACTATGGACAATCGACGACGACGGCGAAATGGCGCTCGAACTGACATCGTCAGGCGACTGGTCGTCGATGGGCGATCTTGTCAGCACGACGCCGATGTCGATGCACGCCGATAGCGGGTTCGCATTTTTCATTGGCGGGGACTCTCCGTCCGGGCATTGGGTTTATGTCTACAGTCGACTCCCCGCAATCACGGCGACGCCGATCGTCCTCGGCGATGTCGTCGCCGCGCTATGCGAGCGCGTCGGGCTCGATCCGTCACAAATCGACGTTGACGACCTGACGACGATCGTCCGCGGGTTCATAGTTCAGACGAGCATGACCGCTCGCGCCGCGATTGAGGCGCTGATGAGGGCGTACAACTTCGACGCGGCAGAGTCGGGCGATCAAATCATCTTCAAGCTTCGCGGAACCGAGTCGGCGCTGACGCTGACAGCGGACGACCTCGGGGCGAGCGACGGCGGGAAAGCTTCCGTCCTGGTAGCCAGCGACCGCGCGCAAGAGAATGAACTCCCGGCCGAGGTTTCAGTTGCGTACATGGACTACGGCGCCGACTTCCAACGCGGCGCGCAGGCAGTGCGCAGGATGGCAACGCAGAGCATCGAGAAGGTCGACCTTGCGCTGCCTGTCGTGCTGACGAGCGACGAGGCAGCGCAGGCGGCGGAAATGCTGCTTTATCAATCCTGGGTCGGGCGCAATGTTCGTCAATTCGCGACGACGCGGGCCTTCTCACAAATAGAACCGACCGACGTCGTCACCATTGAGGCGGACGGACTAATCGCGACGGTTCGAATCATCAACCGGAAGCAGTCCGACGGGCTGATCGAATGGACCGGAACCGATGTCGACTCGTCGACGTTCGATCCGAACGCCGTCGGCGCATCGATGCCGCTTCCGTCCGGGATTCGCATCCTCGCGCCGTCGCGCGTCATCGTGCTAGACATCCCTGCACTGCGCGAACAGGACGACGATGCGGGCGTATACATTGCCGTCTATCCGTCGGGTTCGGGAGCTTGGGCAGGCGCTGCGATCCTGTCGTCGTCGTCGCCTTCCGGACCGTTCGCGCGGGTGTCATCCGCATACGCTGCCGCGACCGTAGGAATGGCGACGACCGTCATCGGGACTTATCTCGGCGGGAATACGTTCGACGAACTGAACACGGTTCAAGTTCGAATGTTCAGCGGCACGCCGGAGTCGGCAACTCGGGTTGCAGTGCTGGACGGCGCGAACGTCGGAGTCCTGGGCGACGAGATCATCCAATGGACGACGGCGACCGACCTCGGCGACGACATCTATGAACTGTCAGGACTACTGCGCGGACGACGCGCGACGGAACAATTCATCGGCGCCGGCCACGCATTGAACGAGCGATTCGTGGTACTGAATACTTCACTTGTGCGGCTGCCGCTCGGGACGGGCGTGATCGGGTCGAATCTGATCTATCGCGCCGTGACGTTCGGCGCGGCTGAACAGGATTCCGTCTTTGACGACTATATAAGGCACATTGGGGGAAGCGCAATTCCCGCCCTTGTTGCCAACATAACGGGCGTTCGAACCGCTGCCGGCGTCCTGTTCCGCTGGACCCGGCGCGACCGCCTGGCGTGGGAGTGGGCCGACTACATCAATCTCCCTATCAGTGAAGACCTCGAGCGATATACGATCGAGATTTACACGGCATCGGACGGCGCTCCGATTCGAATCGTGAACGACATCACGACAAACGAGTATCTATACACCGCCGCGCAAGAGTCGGAGGACTTCGAGACATTGGAGGGAATCGACTTCCCGCTGCCAGTCCGAACGTTGTACGTCTATCAAATGTCGCAGCAAGCGGGGCGCGGATTCAGCCGCGAGACAACCGTAACCGGGCTGCTTAACTTCTAACATGGCCGACTCGACGACAAACCTTGATCTGATCCGCGGCACGCAGGATCAGAAGGAGGTCACGTTTAACGAACTGATGGACGCGCTGTCGCCGGCTTGTGTCGGCGGTCGGCGCGCGAGCGGGTGCACTGGACTTATTTGGCAAGGCTATTTCGGCCGCTATCACGACGCGGGTGCACCGTTTTTCTCCGGGCATTTTCAACTGACAGACGACGCGACGAATTATCTAGTCGCCGCGCTGGATGACGGCGTCGTCACGAAGTCGACTGCGGACACTAACTGGAATGACAGTGACAACTATATGCGCCTCTACTTGATCGTTTGCGCTGACGGCGCGGTTTCCTCGTATGAGGATCACCGCCAAGCCATCGGGCGGGAGCTTCCCTAATGGCCGACTCGACGACGGTCCTCGACCTGATAGCGGTCGGGCAGGCGGACAAGGAAGATACAGCGAACGAACTGTTCGATGCCGCATCGCCGGCCATGCTGTACGGGCGCCACGCGTCCGAATGCAGCGGGCTAGTTTGGGGCTACTACGGCGGGCGCTACTTGTCGACCCTAATCGACAATGACACGCTGACTCTAACCGGAAGCACGACTTGCTACATCGTCGCCGCGCGCGCCGATGGTGCGGTGAGCTTCAGTGCGTCTTCGACGAATTGGGACGACGAGGAAACTTATATCCGGCTTTACAAAGTCGTGACGGGGTCTTCGACCGTGACCTCCTACGAGGATCACCGCTTTGTATTCGGCCTCGGCGCAGGAGGTGGCGCGGCTGCGGCCTCAAGCGGCGGGTATCAGACGATTGACGGTTATCAGTGGGACTTTGTTCCTGTGCCAGCCGTGCCGCTTTCACTGAACTACTAAGACCATGCCCGCATTCACCTGGCACGTTTCCGCCGCTTCGGATCAAGTCATTTCGTCGAACTTCGCCGACGACACGCTGGCCGCGATCAATGCGATTGTCAACGCTGGCGACGGCGACCCTGGCGCAGTGTGGGAAGTCGCAAACTATGCGAGCACGTCGCCGAAATCGGTCCTGCTGCGCCGGATCAACGGGGCGCCGGGTCGCATCATCTTTTTTGGACAACAGGGATCGACTCCGAATGCAGCGGCGGTAGCCGGCACCGCTGCCGCGAGCGTGCTGTACGTCGGATATTCGGCGACGTCCACATCAAACACGCCGGACGCGAGTTTTCTGTCCGGCGCTCCGCTGGCTGCGTCCGATTACATTCCGGGGCCGCGCTGCTTCGGCGTGACCGTCGCGGATACCTGGCGATTCTCTTACGCCGAGTTTGAGGATGGACTTTATGTGCTTCCGTCGTCCTACACACAAAACGCTTTGGGCGTTTCCGGCGCTGGCGATCTGATCGAAGACATCGACGGAAACAATGTCGGCGCCTGCATGGGTTCCGGAAGCAATAACTCGCTGAACTGGTGCACGACCGTATCAAATTCCGGCGCGATCATCCCGGCGACAATCGGCACCGGGTACACCGGCTCGACGCAGGCGGGACTGATCGTGCGCTATGGCGGCGCCAACCGCTCGGCGTATCGCGCGACAAGTATTGCCGCGACCGCGATCCTGCCGAAGCTTCACAACACGACCACGAACAAGGCGCACTTCCTGCCTGTGCCGCTAGTGTTCGATACTTCCGACGTCGTGTATTCGGTCCTCGGCAAGTTCCGCCAAGTCGCTTTCGGGCCAATCTGTCGCAGGGAAACGGTTTTCACTGATGCCGACGGCGTATCAGCCTACGGTCATCACTGCGACCTAGTGCCTTCACAATCCGGTTTCTGGTTTGTCGACCTCGAGGTTTAGAAAATGCCTTTCGTCTGGAATGTTCCCGCCGCTTCCGATCAAGTCATAACGACGCAGCCGGACGATTACCTCGTCGCGATCAATGCCGTCATTGTCGCGAACTCCGGCGGAGCCGGGGCAAAGTGGGAAGTCGCGCTTTACAATTCGTCGTCGCCGAAATACATCATTCTCCGGCGCAAGAATGGCGACCCCGGCCGCATCATCATCTTCGGGCAAAACGGATCGACGCCGAATGCTGCCGCCACATACGGCTCGCCGACGGCATCAATTTTGTATGTCGGCTACTCCGCGACGTCGACTGTCAATACTGCCGACGCATCGTATCTCTCAGGCGCTCCTCTAGCCGCGTCGGATTACATGCCTGGGATGCGCTGCATGCCGCAGGCTGCGGCAACGTGGCGCGTCAACTATGCCGAACACGACGACGGAGTCGTGATCCTATTTTCCGAAACAAGCAACGGACTCGGGTCGTTCGGGGCCGGCGAACTTGTCGAGGATTTAGCCGCCGCCCCTGTCTCGGCCGTATGGGGCAATGGCAGCGGCAGCGGGTTGCAGTGGGCGACGACGAACAATCTCTCGGGCTCGCTGATCCCGTCCGCGGTCGGCGCTGACGCGTCATATTCAAGCACAAACGCCGGCCTACTGTTGCGCACTGGAGGCGTAAACAGGCAGGCATTCCGCGCGCAGAGTCTTGCGACCGGCGTCGCGGCCAAGCTCGACAACCTGAGCGGGACGATTGCCTACTTCCTGCCGATCCTGCTGGTATTCCACAACAGCGACACGACGTTGAATATCGCCGGCAAGATGCGTCAAATCGGTTTTGGGCCGCTATGCGACCGCGAGACATCGCGCAGCGGCGGCGGGATCAATGCCTACGGGCATCAAGCCTCAAGTTCCGGCACCGCCGATCCGGGTATTTGGTTTGTCGACGACGACATCTAATCCCTAATTCGTAGTCGCCTCGGTGGGGACCGATAGGGCGTTATGGATACAACTCAAGTAATCGTCGCCGCGTTGACGGGACTCGGAACCGCTGCCGGCGCTGTCTACTACGTCGTCCGCAGGCTGAAGCGCGAATTCGCCGCCGACGGCGCAGAGCGGTTCGCGAACGACTGGCATCAAAAAGTGATAACCCGGCAGGACAACGAAGCGGCACGACTGCGCGAGGAAATCGCGATCTTGCGGGAAGCGGCAACGCAGACGACCCGGCGCATGTTGGAAATGGAAATCCGCGAACGCACGAAGGAAAAGATCATTCGCGACATCATCAAAGATATCCGCCTGGTCAAGCACAACGAAATGCCGATCGAGCAACTGAATACCGGACTGCTTACCGACCTATGAGTGGCCTTCTCGAATGGCAGACTGCGGCAGGCTTCGGCCTCCTCCTCCTGTTCGCCGCTTGGATTCTCTACCGCTGGCACACCGACCCGAACCTTGCGAAGTTCTGCCTTGTCGACCTGATAGCGGAAAACGGGAAACTCTCCTCGCGCAAGTTCATGGAAATGGGAAGCTTCCTGGTCGCGAGTGCCGTCGTCGTCGTGACCTCGATCCGCGGGACAATCACATGGGAATGGATCGCCGGGTATTGCACGATCTTCGTTCTAGGTCGCGCTGTTGGGCAATCGGTACATGCCTATTCTGCCGTCCAGCGATCGCGCACTGCGCATCCGGACTTAGGTAATGTTGAGGATGACGACGACGAGGACAGACCTCCCGCTAGACCGCGGCGAGCTTCAATCATCCGCTAATCAACTAGCAGCACAAGGAAGTAAACGAAGTGTTAGACGCCGACACCCTTAGCGCGGGCCTGCGCATCCCGCTCGAGCGTGCCG